TCCCGAAGAGTATTCGTACGAACCAGAAGTGGGAGATCGTAAGGCCAAGAAGTCGGATTACGATGACGTTGATGTTATTCCCGTGGCCGATCCCAATGCCGCCACGATGTCGCAGAAGGTTGTGCAATACCAAGCGGTGCTCCAACTCTCGCAAACCGCTCCGCAACTTTACGATCTCCCCTATCTCCACCGGCAGATGATCGAGACGCTCGGCGTGAAGAACGCTGACAAGATCGTGCCCCTTGCAGATGACGCCAAGCCGCGTGACCCCGTGACGGAAAACATGGATGCCATGACGGGTAAGCCGCTCAAAGCCTTCATGTATCAAGATCACGAGGCACACATCGCGGTGCACATGGCCCTTGGGCAAGACCCCAAGATTGCACAGCAGATTGGGCAAAACCCGATGGCGCAGCAGATTACTGCATCACTTCAAGCGCACATCATGGAGCACGTGGCCTTCCAGTATCGCCGCGAGATTGAGAAACAGTTGGGCGCGGCCCTGCCGCCCCTGCCGCAGAACGACATGGAAGAGTACGACTTGCCGCCGGAATTCGAGGCGCAGTTGTCGCAATTGGCTGCAGCCGCAGCCGCACGAGTCTTGCAGAAAGATCAGGCCGAGATGCAGATGCAACAGGCCCAGCAGCAACAGCAAGACCCGCTTATTCAGATGCAACAGATGGACCTGCAGATCAAGCAACTTCAGGCGCAGACCAAAGCGCAGCAGATGCAGATCGAAGCGCAGATCCAGCAGGCCGAGATCCAACGCAAACAGCAGAAGGACATCATGGATGCCGCTGCCAAGGCCGACGAGTTGGAACTTCGCAAAGCAGAAATCTCTGGGCGTCAACAACTTGAGGCAGCGCGTCTCGGCGTGGACATCCAGAAAGACAAGGCTGCCCTGTCTGCCAAGCAGCAGATGGAGGGAGTTCGCCTTGGTATTGAGATGGGCAAGGCCAAAGAGTCTGCTGAACTACAACGGATGGCTGCACAACAGCGTCCGCAACCGCCCAAAAAGGAGGAGTAAATGGCTTATTCCAACGCTCTGGAATTCTTGGACTCAAAACTCCAAGACGAGCGCATTTTAATTGTTGAAACCTTGATCCAAGGCAAGTTGGACGAGGGTGAATACAAACGTCTTTGCGGGGCGTTACAGGGTCTCGACCTCGCGCGCAATCACATTAAAGACCTTGCAAAACGTATGGAGCGTGATGATGAGTAGTATTGACGTTGCTAAAACTCAGGAAGAGGCTGCTAAAGCCAAACTCCTGCCAGACCCGAAAGGCTATCGGATGCTATGTGCGGTTCCGTACGTAGAGGAAGAGTTTGAGGGTGGATTGATCAAGGCTGACGAAACGCGAAAGGTGGAAGAACAAACCACTGTCGTACTTTTTGTCGTGAAGATGGGCGACCTTTGTTATGCAGACAAGGACCGGTTTCCGACTGGCCCTTGGTGCAAGGAAGGTGATTTTGTCTTGACCCGTCCGTATTCAGGCACCCGCGTGGTCATCCACGGCAGGGAATTCCGCATCATTAACGACGACACCGTTGAGGCTGTCGTGCAAGACCCCCGTGGCATTCGCCGCGCATAAAGGAGTAAATCATGGCTGAGCAAGAAGAGTTTAAATTTCCTGACGAAGTTGAAAAGGAAAAGCCCTCCGCTGTAGAGGAAGACCTAAAAGTTGAGGTAATAGACGACACTCCTCCCGAGGACAGGGGCCGTAAACCTCTTCCTAAAGACATGGTAGAGGAGTTGGAGAAGGACGACCTTGAGGAGTATTCCGACAAGGTTAAAAAGCGCCTCTCCCAGATGAAGAAAGTCTGGCACGACGAGCGTCGTGAGAAGGAACGCGCCCAGCGCGAAAAGGAAGAAGCCATCCGCTTTGCGGTAATCCGTGAAAATGAGATTCGTGCCCGTGAGAATGAGATTCAGCAGTTAAAGCGACGATTGGGCAACGGAGAGCGAGTTTATTTTCAGGAAGTCAGTAAAGCCGCAAGCAACGACCTGATTACGTCGAAGGAGCGGCTAAAGCAGGCGTATGAAGCGGGGGATGCGGAGAAAATTGCCGAAGCGCAAGAAGCATTAACCGAAGCCAAGTTCCGTATAAAACAACTTGAGAATTTCCAACCCTCTTTACAACCAGAGGAATTGGTAGTACAACCGACTCAACAGTACCCAGTGCCCCCGGCATCTCCGCCTGCGGATCCAAAAGCAGAAGCATGGCGCGAGAAAAATTCGTGGTTTGGCACCGACGAGGAGATGACCGCCCTCGCATTGGGACTGCATGAAAAACTGGTCCGGTCTGGAGTCGATCCGCGTAGCGACGATTATTACGACCGAGTTAACACGACGATGAGGAAGCGTTTCCCTGACTACTTCAACGAAGGAGCAGAAGAGGGAAGGCCGACTCAAACGAGACAGGACGAAAAACCTACTCGCACAAAACCAGCCAATATAGTGGCTCCGGTAACGCGGGGAACCGCGCCGCGTCAGGTCCGCCTGACACCGACTCAAGTTGCTATCGCCAAGAAACTGGGACTGAGCAACGAGCAGTACGCACGTGAACTTATGAAACTGGAGGCTAACTAAAATGGCTGAGAATAGACTCGCACGTGAACTCGAAAATCGAGAATCAGCGCAGCGTAAGCAGGTGTGGGTAGCCCCACAAACCTTGCCGGAACCGAAGCCCCAAGAGGGATATGTGTTCCGATGGATTCGGACTTCCATGATGGGTCAGGCTGACCCAACCAATACGTCCGCAAAACTCCGTGAAGGTTGGGAGCCGGTGAAAGCCGAGGACCACCCGGAGTTGATGCTACATGCCGATCCTAATTCCCGATTTAAGGGCAATGTGGAAATCGGCGGTTTGCTGTTGTGCAAGGCACCATCTGAACTGATGAAGCAGCGTGATGATTATTACGCAAAGCAGGCTCAGGCCCAGATTAACTCCGTGGACAACAGTTTCATGAGGCTGAACGACGAGCGGATGCCGCTGTTTAATGAAAGGCGCTCCTCGACCTCGTTCGGTAAGGGCAAATAACCAATTTTGGAGTAACAAATGGCTTATCCTACTGTCTCAGCCCCCTACGGGCTTAAGCCGATCAATCTGATCGGTGGGCAGGTTTTCGCGGGTTCAGTCCGCGAACTGCCGATTCAGTACGCCTATGGCACGGACATTTTTTACGGAGACTTCGTGAAATTGTCGCGTGGCAGTGTCACCCGTGCGTCGGTGTCTACGGGCACCACGAACAATCAGGTGACGGGCGTATTCCTTGGCTGCTCATTCACTAACCCGACGACTAAGCAGAAACAGTTCGCTCAGTACTGGCCTGCTTCGACGGCGGCTGGTGACGGGCTTGCCTACGTGGTTGACGATCCGGATACCGTCTTCAAGGCGGTGGTCTGCTCGTCTGGCACGACTCTGGCGTCTGGCGCTCCGGCGATGATCGGCGCGAACCTTTCTCTGATCAACAACACCGGTTCCGTGAACACGGGTAACTCGGCTAATGCCGTGCTTGCTCCGACCGCGACCCCGGTCACGTCGATCCTTCCGGTTCGTTGCGTCGATGTTGTTCCGGACACCGCGTACAGTTACACGGCGACGGGTTCGTCTTCGTCCACGACCATCACGCTGACTGGTTCGGGCCTCCCGGCTGCGATTCCGGTTGGTACGAACGTGTCGTACCTTGCCAGCAATGGTCAGGTTATTGAGACGGGTTCGTTCGTGTCGGTTGCTGCGGCTGCTGGCGATACTTCAATCACGATTGATTCGGCGATTGCAGTACCGGGCGGCGTAACCTCGATTCCGGCGGCCTCGACCATTGTTTTCACGGTTTATCCGGAAATTCTGGTCAAGGTGAACGTGCTGGTCCACGGTTACTACAGCAGCACTACGCCGTAAAGGAGCAATAGAAAATGGCTATTTCACGTGCACAATTACTGAAGGAACTGCTCCCCGGCCTGAACGCTTTGTTTGGTCTGGAGTACAAGCAGTATGGTGAGGAACACAAGGAGATCTACGAAACTGAGACCTCCGAGCGTTCCTTTGAAGAAGAGACGAAACTCAGCGGATTCTCCGCTGCTCCGGTGAAGCCGGAAGGCCAAGCAATTGCGTATGACAACGCGCAGGAGGCTTGGACTGCCCGCTACAACCACGAGACCATCGCTCTCGGCTTCTCCATCACGGAAGAAGCGGTTGAAGACAACCTGTACGACTCGCTCAGCAAGCGTTATACGAAGGCGCTCGCTCGTGCCATGGCGTACACGAAGCAGGTCAAGGCTGCGTCGGTTCTTAACAACGGCTTCAGCGCTGCCTATGCTGGCGGTGACGGAGTTTCGCTGTTCAGCACGGCGCATCCACTGGTCTCGGGTGGCAACAACAGCAACCGTCCCACGACGGGTGCAGACCTTAACGAAACGTCGCTTGAGGCTGCGGTCATTCAGATCGCCGCTTGGACTGACGAACGTGGTCTGCTCATCGCTGCGAAGCCCCGTAAACTCATTGTCCCCCCGGCTCTGATGTTCGTCGCTAAGCGCCTCCTCGACACGGAACTCCGTGTTGCGACCGCTGACAACGACATCAACGCCCTCAAGGCGATGGGTTCGATTCCGGAAGGCTACGGCGTGAACCACTTCTTGACCGACACGAACGCTTGGTTCCTCAAGACCGACGTTCCGAACGGCATGAAGCACTTCGTCCGTACGCCGCTCCAGAACTCAATGGACGGTGACTTTGATACTGGGAATGTCAGATATAAGAGCCGCGAGCGTTACTCGTTTGGCTGGTCTGATCCGTTGGGCATGTTCGGCTCGCCCGGCGCGTCCTGATAAATCAAGCACTTGCGTGTTTGGGAAGGGGGCTTCGGCCCCCTTCTTTTTGTGTTGACATGGCGTAGATTAGGTCTTAAGGTGTAATACATGCCATATAAAATTGACGTTTGTGGAATTTACAAAATTGTCAATAAAGTGACGGGACAGTGCTACGTAGGACAATCTCAAAGGGTAAGGAAGCGGTTGAAGGAGCATTTTCGTTTACTACGGTGGAATAAGCACACTAACCCACATCTGCAGAATTCCTATAACAAATATGGTGCCGCTGCGTTCTATGGCGCGATAGAAGTTGAATGCCCTGATCTAGAAGAACTTGATCAATTAGAAAACGCTTTTTTACAGGGAGAGGCTTGGTTCGATGAACCTACGGTGTACAACATTGCTGACTTTGCTAAAGCCCCTATGCGGGGGAAAGAGCATTCAGAAAAAGTCAGAGAACGGATTAGATTGGGTAGACGCGCCACGACATTCGATTACAGAAGCCCTGAGTACCGAGCCACTCTTTCCCAAGCGCATATGGCAAGGAATTACTCGGACCCGAAATTTATGGCAAAGGTTAAATTCATTGTGGACAATCCAGATCTGACGTATGCTGAACGTGCTAGAAGACTTGGTGCCGATACAAGTTCAGTACGCAGGCTCGCGTTAAAGTATCAGCATCTTAAAGGAGATTTATAATGGCTCAGACACGTTTTTCCGGCCCGGTCGCCTCGGATAATGGCTTTATTGGCGACGTTGTTGGCGCAGTTTCCGCTACGGTTTTGACGGCTGGTTCAGCCACGATCACGAACCTGATCGCCACCTCTGGCAAGATTTCTAACGTAACTATCAATGCTGCGAATGCGGCTTCTGGCGCGGTTTCCGCCCAACTTGGTTACGTTCCGGTTCTGGTTGGAGCGACGACTGCCTACATCGCCCTGTACAGAAGCGTCACCGTCTAATAAACCTTGAGGGGGCTACGGCCCCTTCTGATTAGCGGAGGACTCTTATGGGTATGCAAACTGATGTCTGGGCAGTTAATCCGTCTGCCGGAATCGTAGACTTTTTCAAAGGCTCGGCCACGCTTAGCGCGGGCGCTGTTAACCTTTCGGCTAACGAAATTGGCACGAATGGTTGGGGCTACCGGCTCAAATACACATCGAACGGTAACGACACCGGCACTACGTTGTCGATTACGGGTATTGCGGTAGGTGAACTTGGTGGTAATCAAACCACCGAGAAACTCATCGGGGCTAACAACTCCTTCACGCTGTCCAACACGTATTGGAGCGTGATCAACTCCATCGTTGCTGAAACGGCTTCGGTCGGTGCAGTGAAAGTTGGATTTGGCGGGAACTTGGCGTTGCT